ATATAGAAAAGATAACAAATCCGGTATGGAAAACCGTCGGAGATATCAAATATTGTCTGTGCGATCTTATTCTCAATGTCTTTATGATGCGGAAAGAGGTATGGGATGAGGTTAAGTGGGATCCCCGGTTCAAAACGGTCTACGAGCACTCTGATTTCTTTCTTCGGATTAAATACAAAACGGATAGAAGCGGCAATCCTGTATTCAAAGATAATAAAGTAGTATTGAAAAAAACCCCATTCAGGATTGCCTATACGCCAGATGTTTGGATGTTTCATAAGAAGGACATGCACAAATCGGAATATCATGAATACCGAGCTAGACCGATGGGCTACCAGAAGTTCTATGAAAAATGGAGAGTGGAATCTACCGACTCCTCGTTCAATAAGGTGAGTCCAGTGCGAAGGGAAACATTCCTTGATATAAAAGACGAGAATCTCGGGCTGGCCATCCGCATCCTGGAGAAGCATGGCTGCAAATGGTGGCTTGAGGCCGGGACGTGCCTGGGAGCAGTAAGGCAGAGAGCCTTTATAACCTATGATCCTGACATAGATATCGGACTTCCCAAAGAGCATTTGAAGCTCTGGGATGTTTTCATAAAGGAATTCAAATCTGCCGGGTTCGAACTCTACAAGGAATGGGAACACAAAGGAAGTAGAATGGAGCTCAGTTTCAAGAGGAGTGGGATAAAGCTGGATTTATTTTTCTTTTTTAAGAAAGGTGCATGGTGTTGGCACGGTGCTTTTGGTCCGGACGAGAATGAAAGATGGGGTAAGAATATGGTCTTCCTGCCACATGTTTTCTCGCTGAGATTGTTTGAGAACCTGCGGGAAATGGTTTTCAGGGGCAAGCGCTGTTTCGTTCCGAACCCTCCGGAGAAATATTTGGCCGAGAGGTACGGCCCGAAGTGGACAGTTCCCGACCCAGATTACAAATACTGGAGAGATTGCAGGGCGATAGACCGCAATTTCTTCAAGAAGAACAGGACTGTATTTATAGGCGGAATCTGGGATTTCTTCCATTATGGTCATCTCAATATTCTGGAGAAATCCAAAACCCTAGGATCTAAACTCATAGTGGGCGTTCTCACCGACGAGGCTGCCGAAAGATACAAACCCAGACCTTTCGTTCCTTTTGAGCAAAGGCTGAGAGTCATACAATCCCTGAGGACAGTTGACAGGGTGATAAGGCAGAGCGACACGGATCCGACCGAAGACCTGAAAAAGCTCGGCATAACCCCAGACTATCTCGTCCATGGTGATGACTGGGATTCCTGCCCCGGGAAGGAATACGTAAGAGAGTGCGGTGGTAAGCTGGTGATCCTCCCTTACACAAAGGGAATAAGCTCAACAATCATAAAGAAGGAACTCAGAGTAAAGACAGCAAGACCAAGACGCAGGCTACGGGGTGATATCTTTGCCATCGGCATCAAAACATTTCTCCGGGAAAGGACCCTTTTTAAAACACTCGATGCGATAGAAGAGTATTTCCCCTATCGCTACAAACTTTATATAGGGGACGACGGTAAGGTCACGAACGAGAAGGCGCGCAGATACCGGGAGCTGCAGAAAGCAGGACACCAGATAATCCATCTTCCCTTTGACAGCGGTATCTCGGCAGGGAGAAATGCGATAGTCAAAAGAATGGGGGAGAAATATATCCTGATGATGGACGACGATATCCGTCTGGCAAATTCGGAATCCGTGAAAAGGATGCTTTCAGTCCTTGAGAAGGATGAGAGCTTGGGTCTCGTCTCCGGAGTCCTCGAACACGAGAATGGCTACCCGGTCGGGGGAGAGGAATACTGCCGGGGCCTGAGATTCGAGCTTAGGGACGGATTCCTCTTGCGCTGGCCGGCGAACAGCGCCATCCGTAGCGTGAACGGAAATTCCTACAGGACAGCCGATCAGGTCGTGAACTTCTTTCTTGCCAGGAGTGAACTTTTCTACGATGTCCTCTGGGACGAGAAGATAAAGGTCGGATGGGAGCACATAGATTTCTTCCTGGCGTTAGCAAAGACAAGATGGAAAGCTGCGGTGTGTTTGGACGCGAAAGCTATCCACGCTAAACCGGAGCATGATTTCACATACAATCAGCACAGGAACTGTATGGTGTCTCAGTATTTTCTCCAGAAACACGGGATAAACGGTGTTTTGAACAGGTACCAATGAGAGGCAATAAATTATGGTAACGAGAAAGCTCGGATTTTCTGCACTTCTGGCAGCGCTCTATCTCCGCTTGACGACGCACGATCTGACGAAATCATATAACTTTTATAACTATGTGAAAGGCAAAGTCTCGATGCCCTACCATGTAATCAAAGTTCGCCTGGGAAGGGAATCGGATGATTACACAACGAGAGATACGGAGGCGGAGGAGCTGATCCCCCAGGTTGACAGCTGGGTGGACGAGACCTCCGGAAAAGGCGACAAGCCATGTTCGGACATGCAAAACGACATAGTGCAGGCTATGACTTCATCACCGCTTGAGGTGGAGGGATATCATACTCCGGCCCATGTGTCTCTTGATTATGCGAATATTTTGGATGATGACACGGAGCCCGAAAGGGCCGTGAAGCATGGTGTATTGCGCTTCAGGGTCGAGATGGCTCCAAGCTCATAGAATTAATTTAGGAGGTAAAACAATGAGTAAATCAGTAGGAATCGAAGGAGTTCTCTCGGCACTGACCATCAACGGTGCACCGTGCGCCGAATCGCAGAATTTCTCTCTGCGACTTGGCCAGGCGCTTGTCGACCTAACCAACAGGGATTCTAACTATTGGCGGCAATTGATCTCATCGACTAGGGAATGGTCGATATCTGGAGACGGACTCTACATCTACAACAACGTCGCCAAGAAGGTTCTGGTCGCACACTGGAGCACACGTATCCCCGCTGAGATTGATGTGATCCTGACACTGGCGGATGGCACCATAACGGCCACGGGAAAGGCGCTTCTCGAGAGCCTTGAGTTCCCCGCTCCGCACGCGGGTCCCGCGACCATCACGTTCACGTTGCAGGGAACCGATACACTGGAACTCTCTGCGAGCTGAGGGAAGGAGGTAAGATATGCCATCTGAATCCATTCCGATCACGCTCAAGGACGGTAAGGTGCGCCAATTGCGCTATGAATGGCCATCGCTCTGCCGGCTGAAAAGGGAGCATGGGATATCGGCGTTCGATGTCGGTAGGGAGCAGTTGCTTGGCCATGTCGACCCGACCAAGATCACGGGACTCATCTGGGCAGGCCTCATCCACGAGAATAAGGACCTGACGATGGACGAGGTGGAGAACCTCGTGGATATCACCAATGTGATGAGCCTCATGGAGACTGTAGGTGAGGCACTTCTCGAAGCTTTGCATGGGAAGGAGAAGGCAGAGGCAATAAAAAAAGTGATAAGGTCGAGTCTCGAGAGCTCTCCTGGGAAGAGTACGTCGAAAAAAGCTACGGATTAGCGCTCTCGGCTGGGATTCGACCTCATGAGTTCTGGAGACAGACGCCGAGAGAGACGCACGATACGATAAAGGTCTGTCTCGAAAAGGAGAATGATAGACATAAGGAGCGATGGGAAATAGCCAGGTGGATGACCATGCACAACATAAACATCTCGCAGAGGTATGTGGAATTCCCGATCAAGGAAGAGCAGTTATTTGTATGGACAAAGGACCTGAAGATAAAGGAGATCGACCCCGTTGAAAGAATGCAGATGGCAATGGAAAACTTGAGGTTCCTCAAATCTAAAGCGTGGGGGAAAATAAGAGGCGACAGCCTGGATGACATAAAGATTTTTGACGAGGATGATTACGAAAGATTGATGAAAAAGGAAATGAAGGAGAACAACTGATGGCTGGAAAGCTTGCCGAACTCTGGGTTGAGGTAGGAGCAAAGCTCGATAATTTCAACAAAGGCATGGCCGATGTCGAAAGGGCCACAATGAAAATCGGCAAAAAGCTCGAGGCCGTTGGGAAAAAAATGACCATGACGGTCACCCTCCCCTTGCTTGCGTTAGGCGGAGCTGCGGTGAAAATGAGTGCGGATTTCGATAAGTCCATGACGGAATCGCTCGCTATTATGGACAATGTCTCTCCCGCCATGCGGGCCGAGATGGAAAAGACTGCGAAGCAAATGTCCGAGGAATCGACGTTCGCTTCCAAAGAGTTGGCACGATCCTATTTTTACTTAGCTTCGGCCGGAATGGGCGTGGCACAATCTATAAAAGCTTTGCCTGTGGTGACAAAATTCGCTCAGGCTGGAACTTTTGACCTTGCCACTGCGACCGACTTGCTGACTGATGCCCAGACAGCGCTCGGCCTATCCTCAAAAAATGCCGAGAAAAATCAAAAGAACCTACTCCGCGTTTCTGATGTTCTTGTCAGAGCAAACACCCTTGCCAATGCGAGCGTCCGGCAGTTCTCGGAATCATTGACGAACCGTGCGGCCCCGGCATTGAGAATGGTCGGAAAGGATATCGAAGAAGGCGTTGCGGTTCTGGCAGCCTTCGCTGATCAAGGCCGCAAAGGAGGCGAAGCGGGAGAAGCGTTTTCCATAGTATTGAGGGATTTGCAGCGTGCGGCCCTAGGAAATGAGGAGGCTTTTAAGAAAGCGGGAGTTACCGTTTACGACGCTAGGGGAGAGATGGTCAACATGGCCGACATTATAGGAGACTTGGAAAAGCTGTTTGTAGGTATGTCAGACAAGCAGAAAAAGGCCTCAATGACCATATTAGGCTTTCAAGAACGTTCGCAGGCCAATATTCTGACTTTGATTGGCATGTCCGACAAAATAAGGACATATGAAAAAGAACTCCGGAAAGCGGGTGGAACAACAGAAGCCGTCTCCAAAAAACAACTGCAGGCTTTCTCCAACCAGATGATAATTCTTAGGAATAAACTTATGAATGTGGGCATCCAGATCGGCGACATTCTTATTCCGATCATAAAGAAACTTGTCGATGATCACATAGAGCCTGCTGTCAAATGGTTCTCTGAACTGAGCGAGTCCTCGAAAACTCTTGCTGTGAAAGTCGCGTTTGCAGCCGCTGCGATGGGGCCGCTCGTGCTCATGATGGGAAAGCTGGCGAAGGCTTACGCTGCCATAAGGACTGCTGCTCCGGCTGTCGCCGCAGGCTTCGGACCTATAGCAGCGGGTGCCATGCTGGCATATTTTGCATCCAAGCTCGCCTACGAAGTGAGAGACAGGTACGAAGGGAAACTGTCGAAAGAAGAACAGGCGAGAGATGATGAGATAAAACAGTGGCAGGACCTCGCAGAAGCGGTGGGCGGATTCACCGATTTCCTTCTGTCTGCTGAGAAAGCAGAAATTCTTACTGTGGAAAAGCGGCGCGCAATCTGGGAAAAATACCGTAAAGAAGGCCCCATAGCGGCATTCAAAGCCATCCTCGAAGGCAAGGAAGGACCAGCGCTGCAGAAATTCTTTATCGAAGCCTCCGGATATACGGACGAAACTACAGAGGCAATGGAAAAGCTCGAGAATGAAGTCAAGGAGCTCCTTGGAGCATTCGACCTTTTTGCAGGATCAGAAAAAAAGCTGCTGAAATTAAAAGAGCAAATGACGGATGAGTACATGAAGCTTACTCTCGATGAGTACGAATACAGAAAATGGGCGGCACTCCAGGGATATACGGATCGGTTGGAAATCTTGAAAAAAGAGAAAGCGAGCGACGCGGACTTCGCTATGGCCAAAAAAGTACACCTAGCCGAGTTAGCACAGATTGAGAAGGACCTGACGCAGGAATTACAAGAGGAATGGAAAGAGAGGGCAATAGCTTTACAGGCAATTATAGATGAGGGGTTCGAAGCTGAAAAGGCAGCAAAAGATAAAAT